TCCTTACCTCATTCCTTACCTCATTCCATACCTCATTCCTTACCTCATTCCTTACCTCATTCCTTACCTCATTCCATACCTCATTCCATACCTCATTCCTTACCTCATTCCTTACCTCATTCTCTACCTCATTCGATATGTCCTTTTTAATTTTTTTAATATTTATCTTTTTATTTTTTATTTTATTTAAAATAATTTTAACAGAAAATTTAAAAAAACAAATCATCTTCCATAATTGATATGGACTCTGACAAAAAATAACTTTTCTTGATTTTTCTCTTTTTAAAATAGAAACATAAAAATTATTTACATCTTTTATACACATCCCTCTATTTATTCTATCTGTACTCAATCCTATTTTAATATATTTCTCTTTATACTCTTTTAATTTATTTTTCTGCTCAATTGTTAATTTAGTAATCATTTATTATTTCCCTCCTTATTGAATAGTAAATTCAAAAAATGCTTTTCCTAATCTAACTCTAATATCTGGCTTAACATTAAGATTAGCCTTATCTATTGATAATCTTCCCTGATCATCTTCCTCAATAATATATTCTGATCCATCTGATAATGTCACTTTAATCCAGCGAATATCATTTGCTGATCCTATGCATGTTTCTTTTGTCCATTCTATCTTTTCCAAATTCATATTATTTTCCTTTCAGTTGTTGCTGTACATCTTGGTAAAAAGCAATTTAATAACTTTCTGGTATCTCTATCAAGATTTGTTCTAATACCCACTACATCATGAGCAAAGTTATAATCATCTGCTTCTAATAACTTTTGCAGATCCAATTTACAATCTGTTATATGACAAGCAGAAATATCCATTTCTACTTCCTGCTTATCAGCCTTATTTGCCCTACTAAATACAGAGAACATTTTAATATATCTATCCGCTATTTTAGATATTATTAACATTTCCTCTTTATTTAATTTTCCCCAATCTATCACAATTCTATATCCTTTCTTTTTACTAAAATTATTTAAGATTAAATTACTTTTATATGTCCATATTCAATAGCCTCATTTATTTTAAGCATTACACCATCAAGCAATGCACCTGTTATAGAAGAAAATGGAATAATTACTATTTCTATAATTGAATTATCTGAATCATCCATATTGGTAATTGTTTCCATTAAACCATATTCATATCCAGTATAACCAATAGCATTGTCGAATTTAATTAAATACTTTGATGGGTGATCATTTATCATTTCTTTTGTAATCATTTTCTTATCTCCTTTAACCTAACTTATAATATAATTATGGTTTAAATTGTATAAAATGTAAAGTACTTAATTAAAATATTTTTATGTTTTTTATAAATATTTTAATTATTTTTACCCATTTTAACTAAAACTACTATACAGATGTTATCTAAATTAGAATAATAGTGCTCACAAAATAGTACCACATAAAACCACCAACTAAACAAACAAGTCCCCACCAAAACAATCGCTTTAGCATTTACTGGTCTCCTTTAATTATAAATAACTTCCCCTATCCAAAGATAAGGAGAACAAAACAATTGACTTGTATTTGTAGACATGTAATAAGATAAAATATTAAAAATCTGTTTTTTATCATCTATATCAAATCCATGCATAAGATCTAAATACTTTTTACTTGTTTTCATTTACTACTCCATTATTTAAAACTAATTTTATGTAAATCAGTATCTAACTTACTTACTTCATCTATTCTTAATTGCTCTCTACCATTATTTAAATCCCTTAATAATGTACAAGTAACAATTGATTGTAATAATTCCAATTCCCTTTTATCTAATTCTATTATTATTTTTATTTCCATAATTTACTCCTCTCCTTAAACTTATTATACAATTCAATTAGCAAAGTGCTTTCACTTGCCTCTCTACCATCCAAAATAGCAGAAATGTTTTTCCTTTTTTCATCTAACATTTTAGCTAAATCAACTTCAATCGTACCATCGGCAATGGGATAATAAATATTGACTGGTTGTGTTTGTCCAATACGATGTATACGATCTCCTGCTTGGTCATGTATACCAGGAGTCCATAAGAATTCTATAACTTCCATCTTACTTGCTGCGGTTAATGTTATCCCCATATTAGCAGCTGTAAGCCCACCAATGAATAATCTAACAGTTCGATCATTTTGAAATCTATCAACAGCATCTTGCTTTTGTTCAGCTGATTCTTGCCCAGTAAATCTAACAGCAATGCCAGGAAACAAATCATAAATATTTTTTATCACTTCCAAATGATGAGCCATAACAACTAATTTCTCATCAGTTATTTCTAAAAACTCTTCTATTCTTTTTACAACTTGTTTAAATTTACCCTGCATAGCTAATGATTTTAGATATTCACATTGCACAATAAAGTTATTCATATTATCGGAAAGATTATTTAATATTTCCTCTTCTGCTCTTTTATATTCACTATAATTTTCTAATTCTAATGGAACAACAGAAACTCTACGAACAGGAAGATCTTTTAAAACATCACTTTTCAATCTTCTAATCATAATTGTAGATGTTAACAATTCATGTAATTCTTTTGCATTATCTTTAGTGCATCCATTAAAATTCCAACCATAGCCATTATTAGATAGATCGCAATATCTTTCAGCAAATCTCCATCTACTTTGAAATATATCAGGACGTAATAAATTAGCTACATTAAATATTTCAATTGGACGTGACATAAAAGGAGTACCAGACAATGCAATAACCCTTTCAATATTTTTTCCAATTCCCATAGTTATTTTAGTTCTAATTGATGATTCATTCATAATATAATGAACTTCATCAATAATAAGAACTTTGTAACCAACTTCATTATATTTTTTTACAAAATAAAATGTTTTTTCTTTTTTACCTATTTTTTTCTTAACTATCCGAGTAAACTTTTTTAGCATTTCATAATTGATAATTGTAATTCCTGTCTTTGGTAATTCATCTGTATTACCATCAACAATAAATATTTCTTTATCATCAGGACACCATTTATTAGCTTCAACTTTCCAGTTTATTTTTAACGATGCTGGACAAATAATCAAAGCTGGTCTAAGTGTAGGATTGATTCTAAGGTATGCTAATGCTTGTACTGTTTTACCTAATCCCATTTCATCACCAATAAGAATTCTACCATGCTTTTCAATTGTGCTTTTTAAGCCATCGACTTGAAATGGCATTAGTCCAAAATCATCATCTAATTCTATATTAGCTTTTTTTTGCTTTTCAATTTTAAATGGAATTGTAAAACCAAATTTCTCTAATTGCTTAGATGTGAATTCATTTGTCTTTACATGCCAAGTACAGGAATTCATATCATATCTACGACCAGGAAGAGATTTAACATTATTTAAAATATCATTAAAATCAACTCGACTCTTACTGATCTTAATTATGTATTCATCCTTATTTAGTATTACCTCCCCTATACTCATTTTAAATTGATCCTCCCTGCCATGATCCTAAAATTGTTTTAATCTCTGTAAAACTTTTTGTTATATCAATTCTTCTCCATCCCTGACTAAGCAAATATTTATAAATTGCATCTTTAGTGATTGTATGTTCCGATCTTTCCTTACGCTTAGGAATAGCTGTTTTGATTTTTATTTTAGGGTTAAAAATTAACTTTATAATCTTAACAGAATTAGCAGATAGATTTTTATAAATAAAATCTAAGAATTCAATTGTCTCAAATTGTTTGTCATTTTTACCAAAATGATCTACAAACGATTGATGATCATATTCTTCTCGTCTCTCCCGATTCTCTACTAATCCATAATTCCACATATAACCGTTAATTGAATCCCATAGCCAAGCGCATAAGCTTTTTCCTTTTGCTGGATCATATCTTGTTGCTGCTTCGAGTGCTATTTTATAAGCCTCATTAAAACATTCCTCGAATGGTAAGCCGCTATGTATATGTGCCATATGAGCCCTTTTGTAAATCAGCAATTTGTATTTCTCAATATTCATTTTCATCTCTCCTTTATCAATAGCTCTTTAGTCCACTTTTTAAATAGCACATTACATAATTATTGTTTTTATATCCCTATAAAAGCATCAAATTCTAAATGATGTGCTTCTATAGCAAAATCTCTTTTTAATTTACCAAATACTCTCACTTCTTTATTTATTTTTAAACCATGTGAGAAGTATTTAATAATCCGCTCTGAACAAACAATATCTATTGTTAATTCCTTACTCTCCAATTTAAACTTTGTTAAATCTGAACTTAAACTTTTTATTGTGCCCTCAATTAAAACTTCATTAAGCATTTAAACTTTACTCCTATTTATTTTAAATTTATTTTTTAATATCTGGATAACTTCTTGTCATTATAATGTTATTAATATCATTTAATGTTCCCTGTACACATTCTTGACATAATTCATATGTTTCTATTTGTATGGCAACTTTATTTGTTACTTCATCCAAAATCCAATCAACAGGAATATCTATGTTTATTAAATCTTTTTCTTTAACTTCTTTTTTGCAAAAATCACAATGGTATGTAATCTTCTTCATAATAATATCCTCTTCCTTAATATAAATAGTATATGTACTGCTTAAGCAACACATGTATTTAGTTTTAATTTTTTCTCTGTTTCAATATTTGCACAGCCATATGTATTTTTAATTTCATCTAATGTATAATTAGTTCTAATTCTTATTTTTTTTGCACCTGAATATATCCATGCTTTATGTTTTGACGAAAACCAGAATCCAATTTCTTTTAATTGATTTTTATAATTATAAGAATCAAAACAATAAATCCAATAACCAATAACCTGTATTTTAAGATTTTCAAATTGAATTATTTTATTTAAAGCATCTCTAATTGATTCTGCAAAATCAGCGTATTTTTCATTTTCTGCTTTAGCAAAAATAGTATTAGTAAAATTAGAAATATACTCTCTAAATTGAGATGTAATTTCTTTACATAACTCTTCATCACCACCGCGATCAGGATGATGTTTAAATATAAGTTGATGATAATATTTTTTAGCTTGTTCTAAATCCATATTTATAAAATATTTATTCATTTTCTTATCTCCTTTAACCTAACTTATAATATGATTATGGTCTAAATTGTATAAAATGTAAAGTACTTAATTAAAATATTTTTATGTTTTTTACAAATATTTTAATTATTTTTACCCATTTTAACTAAAACTACTATACAGATGTTTAGCATTATTATATATAATTGACCAATTAAACAAATAAAAAAGAAAACTTTCTCAAAATCGTAAAATATTTAAATCTCATTTTATTATGTATAGTAGAGGCTGCTAAATGGATATCAAAACACTATTAACAGATTATAATATAACTTTTTGGGATAGTGGAAAAAATGTCACACCAGGATGGATAAATATTACCTGTCCATTTTGCAATGATAAGTCTAATCATGGTGGATTACATCCAATTGGAGAATATTATAATTGCTGGCATTGTGGCTGGCATCCATTACCAAAAGTATTTAGCACAATTTTAAATATAAATGAATTTGAAGCTAAAATTATATTAGCTAAATATAAAACAACAGGCTTAAAAGTAAAAGAATCTTCTACTCGCCCCACCTCAATATCTATTCCAGGAAATGAACTGCAATTGCAACATATCCGTTATTTGATTAAGAGAGGATTTGAGCCTCTTCCTCTCGTTAATAAATATCATTTAACCGCTACGCTGCATGATAGTCGGGATTATGGTTATCGAATCATAATCCCTATCTATTATAAAAATAAAATTGTTTCATTTCAGAGTCGAACCATAGTTGATAATGTAGAACAAAAATATAAGGCATGTGCAAAGACAAAAGAAATAATTGAGCATAAAAAAATCTTATATAATTTAGATAACTGTCATAAAGAAAAAGTAATTGTCGTTGAAGGTATATTTGATTGTTGGAAATTAGGAAATGATTGTTGCTCTACATTTGGAGTTGATTACACAAGAGAACAATTATTAAGGCTCACTCAATTTGAAGAAATATTTATTTGTTTTGATCCAGACGAGCCAGGACAACACGCAGCAATTAAATTAAGCCATGAATTATCTATTTTAAATAAAAAAGTAGAAATAATTAAATTAGAAACTGATCCGGGTGATCTATCCTTAAGTGATGGATTATATCTTAAGAAAGAATTATTAGGAGAATAAATATGTTTTATAGGGAAATGCCTAAAGGTTATGGCATGGTACAGACAGCTGTTATGAAATGTAAAATAAGCATACATGCTAAGGCTATTTATGCATTATTAGCTTCTTATACAGGCACTCAAGAATTCTGCTTTCCTTCTGTAAAAATGATGACAGAAGATTTACAAATAAGTAAAACCAAAGTAATAGAATATCTAAAAGAATTAGAGAGCTTTGGACTTATAAAAAAAGAAAAATTAAGTGGCAATCCATTTAATCATAGCAATAAATATAAAATATTCTATATAGAAGAAAATAGCCAAAAAGGAGCAAATTACATCGATGGTTCACAGGTAGAGACCATCGGGAGGCCACACGGTTTAACCAAGGGAGGAAAAGAGGTAGAGACTTTCTATATTAATAATAACAATGATAATAGTATCAATAAGAATAATAATATAGAGTTTTTAGAAGATTCTAACGAATCTTTAAAAACTAAAGAAGCTAAAGCTTCTCTAATTTTAAATACTCCTAAAGAAAAAGAATTTAATATCAATCCTATAAAAAATAATAAAGAATTTGTTTCCCTATTGGAAGAATGGAATAATTTTCCTTTGGCTATTAAGCATACCCGCTTTGATACCAAAACTATCGCAGATGCCTATTTCTGGTTCCTTAGCCTGCTTGATGGTTCATTTTGCAAGCATGCCACGGCCATTACAGCGAGTTTTCTAACCTCAATTGATGTTCCGCTATCATGGATGTCCAGAAAATGGACTGTGGACGAAATACGAGAGGGTATAAGACGAATTGGTTTGCAGTGGCAGGCCGGATATTGGCCTCACACAGAGGAGGAAAAGAAAAAGATTTTACCTAAGAGCCTGTCGGCTTCTTTCTACAGTCCATATAATAAAAATTGTCCTTCAGTGTTTTTCAAGGTTATGGCTAAGGAGCCTATTCAAAATGGACAACTAACGGAAATAGAAGAAAGTCAATATAAATCGTATTTGGATATTTATAATGTTGCTTTGACCATTAACGACCGGGATAAACCCAGGATTGTAAAATATATTAAGTCCATTCTTAATGTACATAAGACAGTTTGTAATAGTCTGATAAAAGTCAATAATGAAAAAATAGAACGACATGTAATTGAAGAGGAATTAGGCAGTAATTTTAATAGTGCAATCGGATTTATTAACATACCTGAAATACTAATTAAGAATCATGCTGATTTTATTTATGAATGTAAAATGAGCTGGAAAGATTTTAAATTAAATGCTGTTTCTTTTAGTCCTCATGGTGGTTTATGGGATAAGTTTATCGAGTGGTTAGAAAATAAATACACTATAAAATTATGGTTAGAAGATGATGAAGCTGAATATTTAGCTATGCGTTATAGCAATTATAAAAGAGAAAGTAATAATATACCTAAAAAAGAAAAGAGTATTAAAAAACGTATAAAAGAATTAGAAGAAATTATTCAAAATAAAAAACAACCAGATGATGTTTTAATGTTATTTGAAGAAGAATTAAATAAATTAAAATCTGAATTAGAAAGGAAGGCAATGTGATAATTAAACATAAAGCAAAACATATGAGATTAGATGAATGGGTATATGGCTATTATGTACAGACAAAAGTTCCAATTTTAGGATTAGGCCATTACATAATTGTTAATAATAAAGATGCCTGTCAAATTGATATAAATACATTATGTGTATTTACAAATAGATTGGATAAAAATAAAAAAGAAATATATGAAGGTGATAAGTTATTAGGAAAAAGATGTAATAAAGAACATACTCAAATTGTAGAGTTTAATAATAATATGGATGATTTATGTTTACTTTTAAATGGGTTTTTATTTGAATTTGATTATTATGTTCCAGGTGATTGTATGGATGCTGTTGTAAGTGGAGATATTTATGATTAAAATAAAAATTAGACTTAGAAATGAAAAAGTTAAATGTCAGTTTTGTAAAGATACAGGGTATCATTATATTTATGACGGTAGTATAAATAAAACAATAACAATCTCATGTATTTATTGTAAAGATAGGAGTAAATAAGAATGAAATATAATAAATCAATTGTTTGTCCAGCATGTGGGCATAATATAGAATTAAGTAAGAAAACTAAAATAATTAGAAGTGAGAAGTATTTTGAAAATATTAATTGTGATGTTTGTTTTCATGTCATATCCGTTCCTAAAAATGAGGATTGTGTTGATGAAGAAGAAAAGAAAGATTAAAAAAACATTAAGTGATGGTAAATATTTTATTTTACTTAATGATTATAAAGATCAGATAATAAAAGATCTTATTAGATTTAATAAAGATCTAACTATGCTATCAATCGAATGGAATTGCTCAAATCGTTTAATGAAAAAAAGATTAAATGCATGGAGGATTAATGATTGGTATAATGATACAATTGATTCTACTACTAAAAATAAAATATTAAAAATATATAATAAAACTAAAAGCATTTGTATTACTGCTAAGAGATTACATATTTCTTATAATACAGTAAAAAGTAAATTAGATTTATTTAAAATTAAACATATTGATCCTAATATCAATAAAAATTATTTAAAAATAATAAATGATGTTGATAAATTAAAAGAATTCTTTTTTTATTTTGAAACACATGATAAAAGAGAAACTGGAAAATATTTTAATATTTCAGTTTATTATGTGAATAAAATATTAGCAGGGGAAGTAAAGAAAAATGGCTCTAAAGATAGAACGTAAAAGAGTTAACACAGATCAAGAGAAATCTATTATTATAGGCTTAATAACTTCTGATAAGTTTATAAAAAATATTTATCCTATTATAAATAGTAATCTATCTTTGTTGCTGACCACTTATGCCCGGACTGTTGCTAATTGGTGTTTGGAATTTAACACTAAATATAAAGCTGCTCCAAAAAAGAACATACAACAAATCTATGACGGTAAAAAATTAGAATTAGATGAAAATACAGCTGAAATTATAAGTGAGTTACTTAGTGGGCTTAGTGAAAATTATGAACGTGAAGAAAAATATAATGAAGATTACGCGATTGATCGAGCAAAGAATTATTTAAACATTAGAAAATTAGATGAATTAGAAAAAGGCATTAAGGAAGCAAGACTAAGTAATAAAATAGAAGAAGCAAATAAATTAATTAGTGAATATAAAAAAGTAGATAATCCGATTCGAGAAACAATTGATGTATTTAAAGATGTTGATAAAGTAATTACTATTTTAAATGAAGAGACAAAAGGCATATTTCAATTTCCTGGTGCATTAGGTCAACTTACTGGTCCATGTGATCGAGGGGATTTTATTTCATTTGCTGGTCCAGGTAAAAGAGGTAAGACATTTTGGTTATTAGAAATTAGTGTTAGATGTGTATTAGACAGGCTAAGAGTAATTTATTTTAATCTTGAAATGACAAATAAACAATGTTTAGTAAGAATAAATCAAAATATAGCAGGCGAATTAAAATATATAAATAATAATCAAACAGAAACTATTAAGCTTCCTTATTTTGAAGAGGATGAAGATAAGCCAGGGAAATATTTAATAAAATATGAAGAGATGGAAAAGAAAGGCATGGATGATAAAAGTATTAAGCGAAAAATAAAAGCTATGAATGCATTAGTTAAGCAGGGGAGATTAAAATTAGTTAGTGCACCAAGCTCATCTATGACAATTGAAGATATAGATAATCACATAATATATTTATCAGACACAGAAAACTTTGTACCTGATGTAATTGTGATAGATTATGCTGATTATATTAAATCAACATATAAAGCAGATCATAGAAATAGAATAGATCATGTTTGGAGTGGTATTAGAAAGCTTGCAGCTGAAAAGCATTGTCTTGTTGTGTCTGCTACACATACAAATAAAGAAACATTAAAGAGAGATATAAAGCAAGGTGATATGTCAGAGGATATAAGAAAGCTTAATCATGTTAGTTTAATGATAGGGCTCAATCAAACTGAGAAAGATAGAATTATGGGCGTTATGCGTTGTGGTATTTTAGCTTCAAGGCATGATGATTTTTTAGTTAGTAAAGAAGTAGTTGTCACTCAGAATTTATCTATTGGTAAACCTTTTCTTGATTCTCGTTGGAAAAATGAAGTTTCTAATTATGTAAAAAATAAATAAAATATTTTTAAATAAATCGTAAAAGATTACGTTTTGATTTTATAATATATAGTGTGAGGGATGAAGAATCCAAAAATAAACAAAGCGCTGGATTAAGTTCTGGCAGTGCAAAAGCACACGATTTTAATTAAAGGGGGTGATTATCATGTGTTAAAAATTAAAGTTAAATAAATATTATATTATTGAGAAGATTATTTAAGGAGTCGGCTAGGGTTAATCCCGGACTCGGCTCCTTCTTATTTTAAGTAAAGGAGAAATATAAATGGATTTTGAAGAATTAGAAAATGAAGATGATATCAAAGATGATGATAATACATTAGAAAAAGAAGATCCAACTGATGAAGAAATAACAGAAATGGAAAAACTACTTCATATAGATTAAGGAAAAAATATGAATATACAAGATATTATTATAGCAATCATAGCAATTTTATTTAGCTACAGTTTAATACCAACAATAATTAAAATAATTAAGAATTCATATCTAAGTAATACTCTTAGTTGGCAGACAGTTATTATTACAACTATTGGATTATTTATAATGGCTTTTAGTATGCTTAATTTAGGTTTATTATTTTCATTTATTACAAATCTAATAACTGCTATTTGTTGGTTAATTGTTTTAATTTTAAAAATTAAATATTGGTATTCAAATGAAAGATAAAGATTATAATTCTTTTTTAGAATCAAAAAGATTGACAATTAAAAATGTAGGATTTAAAATATCTAATAAGGATGTTAATTCCATTCTTTTTGATTATCAAAAAGATATTGTTAGATGGTGTATATTTTTAGGTAAAGCTGCGATTTTTGCTTCAACAGGTATGGGGAAATGTCATGGAAAAGGCACAAAGATTTTAATGTATGATGGAACTATTAAGAATATTGAAAATGTTATTATTGGTGATTTTATAATGGGGGATGATGGAACTAAAAGAAAAGTATTATCATTGGCAAGAGGAAAGGAGCAAATGTATAAAATATCTCCTATTAAAGGAGATTCGTTCATTTGTAATGAAAGTCATATTTTATCTTTAAAATCATCTGGTAATTATATACAGTATAAAAAAGATGATATAATAAATATTTCTATACAAGATTATTTAAAAATGAATAAAACTTTTAAGCATATTTTTAAATTATATAGAAAACCAATAATTAAATTTAATAATGAGAATTATTTTGATAATGATTTTTGTTATATGATTGGGTTATGGCTTGGTGATGGATCATTTAATTCAGCTGCTATAACAAATATTGATAAAGAGATAATTAAAGAAATAAAAAAAATATCTAATAAATATAAGATGAAATTAAGAAAAAATGATATTACATATTATTTTAGTAATAAAACAAAAAATGGCCATATTAAAAATAAATTAAAAGAAATATTTATGGAGTGTATTATAAATAATGAAAAAAGAATAAATATAAAATATTTAATAAGTTCTTTTAATAATAGACTTAATTTATTGGCTGGATTAATAGATACAGATGGACATAGAATTTCTAATATGTATGAAATTGTAACTAAATATAATGGGTTAAAAGATGATATTTTATTTCTATGTCGTTCATTAGGTTTTTGTGCAACAAGTTCAATAAAATATGATAAGAAATACAATAAAAAATATTATCGAATATTTATAAGTGGAAATACAAATATAATTCCATGTAAAATAAAAAGAAAACAATGCAAAAAGAGAAAACAAATAAAAGATGTTTTAAAAACTGGATTTAAAATTAGAAAATTAGATGTAAATGATTATTATGGTTTTACTATAACAGGAAATCATTTATATTTATTAGGTGATTTTACTGTTACACATAATACGTTGATGCAATTAGAATTTTCTAATCAGATTGTTAGATTAGCAAAGTGTAAAGTAATAATTTTAGCTCCCTTAGCAGTTAGTAGACAGACAGTAGAAGAAGCAAAAACAAAATTAAATATTCATGTGGCTAATTTAAGATACAAAGAAGAAATTGCAGATATCAATATTATTAACTATGAGCAAATAGAAAATATTGATTGTAATTTATTTGATTGTGTTGTATTGGATGAAAGTTCAATACTTAAAGACTATGCATCTAAAACAAAAAATACAATCATAGAAAAGTTTAAGCACTGTAAATATAAATTAGCTTGTACAGCGACTCCGAGCCCAAATGATCATATGGAGCTGGGAAATCATGCAGAGTTTCTTGACATAATGACACGTAAAGAAATGTTATCAACTTATTTTATACATGATTCAGGGGAAACTCATACATGGAGACTAAGAGGATATGCAGAGGATAAGTTTTGGGAATTCGTGGCAACATGGGCAGTGAGTCTTACTAAACCATCTGATCTTGGTTATTCTGATGATGATTTTGTTTTACCACCATTAAATTATCATGAAATAATTCTTAAATCAGTTCCGCAGGATGGTTGTTTGTTTACAGTTGAAGCAAAGACTATGCAGCAAAGAAGAAAAGCCAGAAAAGTGTCTTTGTCTGAGCGTATAGATAAAGCTGTAGAGATAATAGGTAAATCAAAAGAAATATTCCTTGTTTGGTGTAATTTAAATTCAGAATCAGAAATGCTTACAAAGAAAATAAAAGATAGTGTAGAAATTGCTGGTAGACATAATATTGAGTATAAAGAAACTAATATGATTGATTTTGCAAAGGGGAAAATAAAAAGTCTGGTTAGTAAGCCTTCTATTTGTGGCCATGGGATGAATTGGCAAGTTTGTCATAATATTATCTTTGTAGGGTTATCTGATTCATTTGAAGAGTTTTTCCAGGCTATTAGACGATGTTGGAGATTTGGACAAAAGCATCCAGTTAATATTTATATAATTATTTCTGAAGCAGAAGGGGCTATCTTAAAAAATGTAAAACGTAAAGAAAAGGATGCTGAGAAAATGATTATTGGAATGGTAGAGCATACAAAAAGATTTGTAATGGAAAATATAAAAAATAATATCAAGTATCAGATTATAAATAAGCATGATAAAAAAACAATTATTCCTGAATGGTTAAAGGAGATTAAAGAATGAGAGTAATAATCAATTTAAATTGTGTATGGAGAAATGTATAATGCCAGTAATAGATCAAAGAGTAACGGATCAATATTCATTATATCATGGGGATGTAGTTCAAGTTATAAAGGACTTGCCAGATAATTCAATAGGATATTCTATTTTTAGTCCTCCTTTTGCTTCATTATATTGTTATTCAAATAATGATGAAGATATGGGAAATTCTAAAAATTATGAAGAATTTTTTAGTCATTTTGATTATGTCATTAAAGAATTATATAGGCTAATTCAATGTGGACGATCAGTGTCTATCCATTGTATGGATATACCGACAACAAAAGAGCATAATGGATATATAGGTATAAATGATTTTTCTGGTGATATAATAAGAGCATTTCAAAAAAGAGGATTTTATTATCATTCAAGAGTTGTTATATGGAAAGATCCATTAGTTGCAGCAACAAGGACAAAAGCAATAGGATTACTACATAAACAAATAATGAAAGATTCTGTTATATGTAGACAAGGACTACCTGATTATATTATTACTATGAGAAAACCAGGGGAGAATAAAAATCCTATTATTCATCCTAATGGATTTACAGAATTTATAGGGGATAAAAATCAAGAGCCTAAAGAATTAGGAATTAGATATAGTCATATGACTTGGAGATCTTACGCTTCTCCTATTTGGATGGATATAAATCAATCAGATACATTAAACTTTAGAAATGCACGCGAAGAAAAAGACGAGAAACATATCTGTTTTGCTACAGGAACATTAGTATTAACAAAAAGAGGATATATCCCCATTCAAAATATAATAGTTAATGAAGATTATACATTAACACATAAAGGAAATTGGAAAAAAATAATAGCTAAAAAAATGACAAAAGAGAATACAGAAGTAATACAAATTAAGGCATTAGGTGTTCCTTTTCTTGTTTCTACTCCAGATCATAATATTTATGTTAGAAAAGGTTATGGTGTAATTCCAAAACAAAATATACATAGATCAAAAACAGAATGGAAAAAAGCTATAGAATGTAATAATTATTATGTTAATCAAAAATTACCTGAAATTATTGAAACAAATATATCAAAAAATGAAATATGGTTAATTGGTAGATGGTTAGCTGATGGTCATATTGATAGTAGACAACATCAATTTTTTGTTTCTATTGGAAAAGATAAATATGATTATTTTTTAAAAAATGTAGATAAAGAAAATATAGGTATTGTTAATGATAAACAATGTTGTTATCAAATTGGATTAAAAAACTTATCAAAAGAATGTAGGGATATATTATTTAGATGTGGTAAAGGAGCATCAAATAAATTATTACCATTAGAAATAATTAGTTTAAATGAAGAATTAACTACAATATTTTTAGATGGTTATATTAGTGGAGATGGGCATATAACAAAAATAGGAAAAATATATTGTAATTCTGTATCAAGGGCATTGTTACTTGGTATATCTTTAATGTTTCAAAGAATAAATAAAATATGTTCTATATATGCAGGAAGATCTGAGAGAATTTCAAAAATACAAGGAAGAATTGTTAATTGTAAACAAGAATGGATATTATGTGTTAGTAAAAAATATTCATTTGGTAGGATGTTAGTTGATGGGGCATGGAAACCAGTTAAAAAAATTGAAAAAAGAAATAATTCTGATGTTTGGTCTATTAGAGTTGAAGATGATGAGTCATATACTGCTGAGGGTTGTATTGTTAAAAATTGTCCTTTACAATTACAAGTTATAGAGCGCTGCGTTGAATTGTGGAGTAATCCTGGTGATATTTGTTTTTCTCCTTTTGGTGGTATTGGTTCAGAACCTTATGTGTTTGTTAAGAAGGGAAGAAAAGCAATTGCATGCGAATTGAAGAAAGCATACTACGATCAAATGGTTAAAAATACTGTTAAGGCAGTTAAAGAAGTAAAAGAAAATCAAAAAAAATTATTTAGTGATTTGTAAGGAGTTAAATAATGATATTAAAGACAGCTGAGTTTAATGTAATATTAGAAAATATTGGTAATACTATGCGTGTAAAACATAATTATGAAAACAGTGATAGTATTATGTTTGATGGAAAATACATTTATATGTTTAATAATCTTATCGGTGTATTTCATCCGTTTGAGCAAAAAGAAATAAAAGGCATGGTAAAAGCATCATCCTTTATTAACTTAATTAAAAAGATTAAGGAAGAGGAATTTGAATTAGTGGTTAGTGATAATGAACTTAAAGTAAATACTAAGAAAGTAAAATCAGGATTCCCTTTTAATCCTAATTTGTCAGATATAGAAGTTGATTTTGAATGCCAATATAAAAAAGTACCGGAGGGACTGGCAGAAGGTTTATATTTATGTTCCTTCTCTACTGCTAAGGATGATTATAAAAGTCTTAACTTTATTTGTATAAATGATCTTTTTATTTATAGCACTGATAATTACCGAATTAGTTGTTATTATATGAATAAAGGATTAGATAAAAGAAATAATATATATATTTATGCTAATTGTGCATCTATTTTAAATAGTTATAAAAATATTGAAAAATATGCAATTGATAATAAATTTATTTATTTACAAAATGATGATAATAGTATCGTTGCTATGCGAATAGGATCAATTGATAATTTTCCTGATTGTATTAATTTATTAAAAGACATTGATAAAAAAAATGTGATTGAATTACCAGATAATCTACTTGATGCATTAGGAACAGCTGGACTTTTTATTGATTCTGATAATGAAGGCAAGAAGAAAGTTACTGTTGAATTTAATGGTAAGAAAATAAAATTAAAATCCTCTTCTGTTTCCGGGTGGATTGATATCGGGTTACGTTGTGATTCTAATTTAAAAACAGCATTTATAATAAATGCTGATTTCTTCGCAGAGATTTTAAAATTAACTAATAAAGTAATCATACATGAACATAAAGCATTATTTGAAACTGACAAATTCAGTCATTTAGTAGCTCTTTATACTAAAACTAAGGATGAATAATGGATATTTTACTTGGTTGTGAAGAATCACAAGCTGTATGTATTGAATTTAGAAATAAAGGACATAATGCTTATAGTTGTGATATTGAAAATTGTAGTGGTGGTCATCCTGAATGGCATATAAAAGATGATTTAATAAATCATTTAAATGATAGATGGGATTTAATAATTGCATTTCCTCCATGTACTAATTTATGTGTTAGTGGTGCACGATGGTTTAAATATAAGTTATGTGAACAAACAGCATCTATAGCTTTTTTTATGAGAATTTGGGATGCTTATCTTAATGGAAATACAAAAAGTATTTGTATAGAAAATCCAATAGGAATAATGAGTACACGATTTAGAAAACCAGATCAAATAATACAACCATGGCAATTTGGACATGGGGAAACAAAAGCAACTTGTTTATGGCTTGGTAATTTACCATTATTAAAATCAACTAACATTGTAAATGGCAGAGAAAATAGAATTCATAAATTACCACCAAGTAATAATAGAGCAAAAATAAGAAGTAAAACATATGCAGGAATAGCTAAAGCTATGGCTGAGCAGTGGGGGTGAATAATGGAAGGCTTTTTTTATAAAGAAGAAATAAAAACAAAAAAGAAAGCTGCTCCCAAAGTACAATCTTGTTCATCATGTGGATTGTATAAGAATTGCAAATCTCCAAAGATGTCATATCATGGTCAGGGAAGATTGAATGTCTTAGCAATTGCTATGGCTCCTGGACAAAAAGAAGATGAACAGAATAAACAATTAGTAGGTGAAGTAGGACAAGAACTTAGAAAAAGATTAAAGGATAATCATAGTATTGTAATAGATAGAGATTGGTATAAAACTAATGCTCTTATTTGTAAATTAGCAGTAAATCAAAAAGAACCAACAAATAATCAAATCAATGCTTGTAGACATCATTTATTAGAAACAATTGATAAATTAAAACCTAAAAAAATAATCTGTTTTGGTCAGTCTGCTTTACAATCTTTAATTGGGCAGAAAGAATCAATCACAAGCCTTAATAAATGGACAGGCTGGAAAATACCAGATCAGGATTATAAGGCTTGGGTTTATGTTAATTACCACCCAGCATTTTTATTAAGAAATGAAAAAGGAAAAATAGATCAAGCATTAAGTAATTATTTTGATTTAATATTAAGAGAAGCGATTGAACATGATGAAGAATTCCCAATTATTAAACCAGAGATAAAAATCTTATATAATGAAAATGAAATTAGATCTAAGTTAGATCATATAATAAGTAATGAAAAGCTAATTACCTTTGATTATGAGACTACGGGACTTAGACCATATCGAAAAGGACATAGAATAGTTTGTGTTTCAATCGCAACTGATAAAGAAACAATTGTTTTTCCTTTTAAAAAGGATGGTTACTATGTAAATGTATTTAAAGAATTATTACATACACCAAAGATCAAGAAAGTAGCGCAGAATATGAAGTTTGAGGATCTTTGGAGTGAAATAATATTAGGTGTAAAAATAAACAATTGGTATTGGGACACAATGCTTGCTACACACATAATTGATAATCGTGCTAAAATAACAAGATTAAAATTTCAAACTTATGTTAATTTTGGGTATCATGATTATAGTAGAGAAGTAGCTCCATTTCTTGAATTTAAAAAAGGTGAAGATATTTATGGATTTAATGATATAGATAATTGTAATCAGGAAAAGCTTTTATATTATTGTGGACTTGATTCATATTTTGAACATAAACTTTATCATAAGCAATTGAAAGATAAAGAATTGCTAACTAATTTACAAGGCTATGATTTATTACATCAAGGAACATTACGCTTAAAAGAAACAGAGAAGAATGGTTTTCTTACTAATCAAGCATATTTTAAAGAGAAATATAATGAAGTAAATAAAAAAATAATGGGCGTAGCAGAGAGAATAAAAGATAGCAAAGAGAACAAAATATGGAAAGAAAAAGAAGGAAAATCAATAGATATCAATTCTCCTACACAATTAAAAAAATTATTATTTACTTACTGTGAATATAAATCTAAAAAACAAACAAAAAAAGGAAATGATTCTACAGATGAAGAAGCATTAGAAAAGATTGGAATCCCTTTCACAAAAAATATAATTAGACTTAGAAAATATCAAAAAATAAATAATACATATATAAAGAATTTTATAAGTGATTCTTTTAATTCTTTTTTACATTCTAATATAAACTTACATTCAATAGTTTCATATAGATCAAGTTATGATCATGTTAATTTACAGAATGTGCCTAAACATGATGAAAAGGCTAATACTTTAATTAGAACTGGTTTAATACCAAGATCTGGAAGAAAATTAATTGAGATAGATTATAAAGGATCAGAAATTAAATCATCTGCTTGTTATCATCATGATCCAGTAATGATCAATTATATAAATGATAAAACAACAGATATGCATAGAGATACAGCTATAGAATTATTTTTAACTACTCCTGATGAAGTAGATAAAAAAATATTTAATACTTATTTTAGATATTGGTCTAAGAATAATTTTGTGTTTGCTGAATTTTATGGTGATTGGTATAAGGCATGTGCAAGAAATATATGGCAAGAAATATTAAAAAGTCCTGATTCTAAATTTATTTTAAATTTATTAAAAGAAAAAGGAATTAAAAATTATTATGATTTTGAAGAAAATGCCAGAATGGTTGAGGATAATTTATGGAATAATAGATTTAAAGTTTATTCACAATGGAAATTAGATACATATGAAGAATATTTAAATACATTACAAATAAAATTATTAACTGGTTTTACTTGTAGAGGATATATGAGTAAAAATGATGTTCTTAATTATCAAATACAGGGAACATCATTTCATTTTTTACTTTGGAGTTATATTCGAATTGCGGATTATTTGAAAGCTAATAAGTTTGAAACGATGCCAATATTAGAAATACATGATTCTATATTATTAGATGTTGTTCCAGATGAAGAACAAGAAATTCTTAAAGTGGCTAAAAAAATAATGTGTGAAGATATTAGAAAGTATTGGAAATGGATTATAGTTCCGCTTGATATCGAAGTGGAAGCAACTAAAATAAATGGTAATTGGGCAGAGAAAGAGGAGATTAAAATATAATGAAAATGATTGAATTAAGACACACATTTGATTCTGAATTTGATGAAATAATAGATAACATTATGATTGAATTAACAAAAGCTGAATGTAAACATCCTGAATGGCCAGATGATATTGTGCATAATGCTGGAATAGTAATAGAAGAAGCAGGGGAAGCTATGAGAGCAGCATTAAATACTTACTATGAAAATGAAAATATAGAAGAATTAAAAAAAGAATTAGCTCAAACAGGATCAACAGTAATTAGATTTTTATTATTTATTGAAAGAAAAGAAAGAGGGATAATATAATGTCATATCATTTAGATTACAGACCGAATAGCTTTGATAATTATTTAGGAAACAAAGCAACAGTAAAGTCATTAAAAGCTTTATTATCGAAAGATAATCATCCACATTCATATTTATTTTATGGAGAATCAGGATGTGGCAAGACTACTTTAGCTCGTATTGTAGCTTCATTCGTAGGATGTACTGACACTGATATTCAAGAAATTAATATGTCAAATAATCGAGGAATTGACACAGCAAGAGAGATTATTGAACGCTGTCATTTGTCTCCGATGTTTAGTCAAAAGATGATTATCATTCTTGATGAAGTGCATAAGTCTACAAATGAATTTCAGAATGCTATGCTTAAGGTATTAGAAGAACCACCAAAGCATGTTTATTTTATATTGTGCACAACAGATCCCAATAAACTAATTCCAACAGTCAGGAAAAGATGTACACCATATGAAATAAAGAAATTAAATGCTGATGAAACAAAAGCATTATTAGCTAAGATTGTTAAAGATGAAAAGATAAAAGTATCTAATGTTATTTTAGATAAAATCACAAAAAAAGTTGATGGTTGCCCTCGTGATTCCTTAGTGCTACTTGAGAAAGTAAAAGATCTTGATGAAGATGAAGTTGATAATGCCATTATTGATTTTAGCAGTGAGAAAGAGGAAATCATTTCTTTATGTAGAAGGTTACTTAAACCTGATACAAGTTGGAATATGCTGGCTAATGCCTTATCAAAGATTACAGATGAACCTGAAGCAGTTAGGAGAGCTGTTTTAGGTTATTGTAGTGCTGTTTTACTTAGGGAAGCTAATAGCAGAGCTGCTTTAATAATTGATTGTTTTAAAGGTCATTTTTATGATAGTGGCAGGGCTGGTTTAATTGCTGCATGTTATGAAGTGATTTGTGGATAATAAAAATAATTATTCATAAATCGTAAAAGATTTGATTTTGATTTTATAATATATAATAGGAGGATTGAATGGCTTTAGTAAAGAAAGAGAAAAAAGCAGGAGTAAAAGAAAGATTTGAAAAGCTTGAGTTAGATAAAAATATTAAAATAGAAGAGAAAAAAATTATTAGAGAAGAATATACAATAATGCCAGTAGGGGATCTAAATAGCAAACTGGATTATCATAATGATTGTCTAATTGATATTGATCATCTTGATTTTGAATGGATTAGACAAGCTCAATTAGTCAGTGATTATAGTGAGCTTGCTGTTTACCTGGAAGATCTAAAACGTAATCTTGATAAAAAGATTACTGTTAAAAAAGCACAGCTTGATCAAGAGATTAGAACTACGTCAGAGAAAATAACAGAGGCTTCCATCAAGGCTCGTATTGAAGTTGTATCAGAATCATTTGAAGAAGCAAAGATACTTGAAAAAACTAATTATCAATTAGCTATGGCTAAGGCTGCTTTGAATGCACTTGATCATAAAAAGAAATCTTTAGAATGGTTAAGTAATTTATATTCAGTTGGTTATTTTTCAACTCCATCTGAAAAAAGAATGACTGGAAAAAGTGCTCGTATAAGTGAAATTATAAATGATCGAATTACAAATAGTCAAAGGGAGGGGATCAATCGGAAATATGGAGATACTTAAAATTGTATTAGGCATCATAGTAACATTACTTATAATAATCTATATAATTCCTAATTATATTCATTTTGCAATTATAACTTATTTTGAAGAGTTAAATAAATTTTTAAACAAGGAGAAAGATACATGGCAAAAATCTCAAAAGAAGAGAGACGAGCAAAACTAAGAGAGAGACAAGAAGAAGATATTAAAAATAGATCAGGTGGTGGTGGGTGCTCATGGCTTGATTTAGCATTATGCCCAGATATTAAATTATTTGAGCCAAAACCAAAGAAAAGTTATGAAATTGATATTATACCTTATCTTGTTGGAGATAAGAAAAAACATCCGCAGGGGGTAGATCCTGGTTATGAAGATTGGGTATTAGAAGTATATGTACATCGAAGAGTGGGCCCGGCTAAAAAAGATTTTATTTGTTTAGAAAAAACATTTGGAAAAGCCTGTCCTATCTGTGAAGAAAAAGAAATTCAAAGAAAGAATGGTGTTGAATATGAAGATTATAAGCATTTGGTTCCCTCTCGTCGTTGTGCTTATTGGATTAACGATCTTAAAGATAAAGATAGTGGAGTTCAACTTTTTCCGGTAAGTTTTCATCTATTTACAAAGGAACTATTAGAAAAGATTGCTTATAAAGAACAGCGATCAGGAGAAAAACTTTATATAGCAGATCTTGAAGAAGGATGTACAATTACATTTCGTACAAGTGAAGAAAAGAGTAATCAAGGATCATATACAAAGTTTAAAGATTTTGACATTGTTGATCGTGAAGATGCATATGATGATTCCGCCTTGGATGAAACATTTCCTCTTAATGATATGTTAATTATTCCTACTTATGCAGAAGTCAATAAAGCATTCTTGGCCCAGGGTGATGATAATGAGGAAGAAGAAAAACCAATTAAATCAAAACCATTAAAGAAAAAGAAAGTTAAAGAGGAAGAGCCGGAAGAAGAAGAGGAAGAAGTTGATGATGAAGAAGAAGAGGAAGAACTGGAAGAAAAACCAAAAAAGAAATTAGAAAAGAAAAAAGTAAAAAAAGAAATTGAAGTAGAAGAGGAAATGGAGACGGAAGAGGAGGAAGAGGAAGATGATGAAGCAGAAGAAGAGGATGAACCTCAGGAAGATAAACCGAAAGGCAAGAAGGCAATTAAATCAGATAGTAAATCTACTAAAAAGCAAGCCAGCGATAAATGCCCTCATGGACATAAATATGGTGTAGAGATCGATAAGCATAAAGAATGTGCAAAGTGTAAAGAATGGGATGCATGCGCCGATGAATTCGAAAATAAATAAAAAATTAACTGTAGCAGAACTTAAGAAAATGAAGAGCTTGACAAATCGTCAGGCTCTTCAGCTCATCAAAGAAGGTTATGGATTGACTATGACAAAAGCTGGCCTAATATATTGGAATAAAAAGTATGCATTAGGAAAGAAGGTATTTGGTGTATGGGCAGTAAATACAAACAGGTTACTACAGCTATTAAAATCAAGAGAGGATGTAATCAATGGCAATCTCTAAAAAGGAAAAGACTGATAAGAAGCTTAAAAAAATTGCAAAAGGAAATAAGAGAACAGCTAACAAGGATACTGTCGAACGAATAACAGAACAAGTAGAATTAGAAGCAACTAAGTCATTAGAGATAAAAAGACGTAGAACTGATTTAAAATTTGCCAATACTGGATCAACATTACTTGATCTTGCTGGTGGATTTGCCTTTGGTAAGATTGTCAATATAGTAGGAGATAATAGCACTGGCAAGACATTACTCGCTATGGAGTGTATAGCACAAACAAGAAAAGTACTTGGTAAAAAATTAAAATGGGCTTATGATGATGCAGAGGCGGGATTTAGTTTTGATCCTAAAGAAATGTATGGTATTGATATCATGTCTGATAAAAATCCTGCTTCTGATACAGTAGAAGATTTTGATTATAATTTAAATACTATATTAAATAATTTAAAAGATGATGAGTATTTAATTTATGTTTTAGATAGTTTAGATGGACTTTCATCTAATGAAGAAAAAAGTAGACAAGAAGAACGGCATAAATATATTAAAGCAAAAAGAGAAGGTAAGAAAGTAAAAGAGCTTACTGGATCATATCAAACAGAAAAACCTAAAAAAATGAGTGAATTCTTTCGTATTCAAAAAAATAAAATAAAAAATAAAAATTGTCTTTTAATTATTATTAGTCAGGTGCGTGATAAAATTGGAGTTACTTATGGAGAAAAGCAAACACGCACTGGAGGAAAGGCACTTGATTTTTATGCATCTGTTGTTTGGTGGTTAGCTGTACTTGAAAAAATAAAAATAAAGGATGTAGATGTTTCTGTACTTATTCGAGCAAGAAATAAAAAAAATAAAGTATCAAAGCCGTTTCGTAAAATAAACACACACATATTATTTGATTACGGTATTGATGATATAACATCAAATGTTGAATATTTATATGAATTAAGGACGCCAACAGGTGAACTTAAAGATAAAAGTGAAAAAATTAATTGGGATGAAAAAGAGTACACATTAAAGTCATTGGTAAAATACATAGAAGAAAATGATTTAGAATCTGAACTTAAAAAAAGAGTAGAGCAGAAATGGTATGAATTTGAAGCCAGCATTACACCGAATAGAAAAAGGAAGTTTTAATTATGTTTTTTATAGGAATAGATCCAGGGAAAAAAGGAGGCATAGCTTTTATTACTCCATTTGATATACAGACAATAGAGACTCCAATTAATGCTGAAAAGGAAATTGATGTTTCCGCAATCAATACTTTATTAGCACTTAATATAATAATAAAAGTAAAACACAATAATGAAATCTTTTGTTGTATAGAAAAATCAACAGCTATGCCTAAGCAGGGAGTAGTATCCATGTTTAAGTATGGTGTGACTTATGGAAAGTTATTAGCAATTCTTGAAATATTAAATATTCCTTATGAAGAAATATCTCCACAGAAATGGAAAAAAGAATTCTCTCTAAATAGTGATAAGCGTAGAAGTATTATTACAGCTCAAAAATTATTTCCATCTATGAAAGGACAATTTACAACAGCAAGAGGTCGGATAAAAGATGGAGCTGCTGAGGCTCTTTTATTAGCTGAATATGCAAGAAGGAAATATAATAAATGATTAAGAAAATAATCATAGAAAACTATCAAAGCCATAAGAAAACAATCATAGAATTAAATACTGGTGTAAATGCTTTTATAGGTGATTCTGATAGTGGCAAGTCCGCTGCTATGCGTGCTATCAATTGGGTAAATAGTAATCGACCATTAGGTGAAGGATTTATTAGCGATTGGTCAGAAGGATGCCAAGTAACTATTGAAACTGAAACAGATATTATTATCAGAAAGAAAACAAAAAGCTTTAATGGTTATATTATAAATAAAAGTGAATTTGATGGCATAGGCACAATAGTACCAGAGCAAGTAACTAAAATATTAAATCTATCAGATATTAACTTGCAATCACAATTTGATAATCATTTTTTAATTACTTCCTCACCTGGAGCAGTTGCAGAATATTTAAATACAGTGGTAGATCTACAAGTAATTGATGATTCAATAGATAGAGTAAATAAAAAACTTAAAAGTACTAAGAATGATATCAAGCAAAAGGAAAAGTTAATCACTGAATATAAAACTGGCATTGATAAATTAAAATATCTTGATGAATTAAATAATGAAGTTAATAAATTAGGTAAATTACAATCTGATACTGACCAATTAGAAATAGAACATGATGATATTTTAATATTAACAGAGGAATTAGAAGAATTACAAAATCAAAAAGATGATGAAAAAGATTATAATGAAGGATTACAAAAAGCATTACTACTTGAAAAAGATATTGATACTTTAGAAAATGATTTAGCTAAATATGAAAAGATATCCAATCTATTTAGTGAATATGAAAATTATGAATTAGATTTAAAGAATAATAAAAAATATAAAATAGCATTAAAAGAAATTATAGCTATTGAAAATGATTTAAATGAATTAAAAGAAGCTGAAAAGAAAAGAAATGAATTATACATGCTGGTTAGTTCTAATAAAAATATTTATTTAGATTTAAGTAGAGTTAAAAAAGAATTAATAGTATTACAAGAAGAATATGAAGATTATAAAATAGATGAATGTCCTTTGTGTGGAAGATCATGCAATTGTAAGGAAAATGAATAATGAAAAAATTATGCAAGAATTGTGAAAATTATGTTGCTCTTTTTTTAGCATCTGGTGTTTGTGATGTAAAAATAATTGGAGCAATGATGAAAATGCCTGTTAATTCATGTGATGGTTGTGATAATAAATTTAAAGAAAAGAGAGAACAAAATGAAGAATAAACCAGATGCTTTATTATGTGCCGATTTACATTTAAGATCAGATTCTCCTTTATGTAGAACAGATGATTATCAATATGCTCAAAATAATAAATTATTATTTATAGCAGATTTAGCAAGAGAATATAATATTCCTATTATAGATTCTGGTGATACTTTTCATAAAGCATTTTCAAGGAAATCATTAGAAATAACATTTATAAATATATTTAATCAAGTATCAATTTATGCTATTTGTGGAAATCATGATCTTGTTGGCCATAGTTATGATAATTTTAATGATAGTAGTATAGGTGTTGTTTTTAATGCTTTGCCATATATGCAAATGAAACGTGAATCTAAAATAGAAGAATTTAAATATTCTATGTCATTAAAATTAAAAGGAAAAAGAATAGGAATTATTCATGAATATATATATGCCCCAAAAATTAAAAATCATAAAATAGAAGGTTATTCCACAGATCAAATATTTGATAAACTTTCTGATTATGATTTAATACTTACAGGTGATAATCATATTACTTTTACAAAACAAAGAGGTAGACAATTATTAGTTAATCCTGGCTCGATGATGAGAATGAATGCTGATCAGATAAATCATAAGCCTTGTGTATTTTTATGGTATTCGGAAGATAACAGCGTAGAACAGGTATTTTTACCTATTGCTGATGGTGTAATTGATGTTAGTCATATTGATATTGAAAAAGAAAAGTTAGATCGTACAAATGCCTTTGTTGAAAGAATGAATAATGATTATGAGTTATCATTAAGCTTTCAAGAGAATATGAAGCAGCATTTAAAAGTTAATAAAACAAGAAATGCTGTTGAAAATATTATATGGGAGTGTATAGAAGGAGGAATTAAATAAATGGATTTTACAGCAATTTTTATTACTGCTATTATATGTGGAACAATTCTTTTAATTGTTATCGTTTGTGTTTTATCTGATATTATAACCGCATTAAAAAATAATAAAAAAAATAAAAAAGAAGATGATTAAATGGGCACGGTGTATTTACTTCACTTTGAAAGAAAGTTAAAGCATGCTCAGCATTATATAGGTTATACTGATTATTTAGCCAAACGACTGAAAAGACATCAAGCAAAGCAGGGTAGTAAGTTTGTAGCTGCGATGCTTAATAATGGAATTAGCTTTTTATTAGCTCGTACATGGGAGGAAGTAGATTATTCATTTGAAAGAAAATTAAAAAGTAGACGAAATGCAAAGCATTTATGCCCAATATGTAGAAAAGAAAAGGAGAATAAAGAAAATGGATATAATAAATAATATTATAGTTGGATCAACTATATTTCTTTGTTTTGTTGCTGTTGGTGCAACAATTGTTATTGATATTTATATTTATAATAAAAATAATTGAAAGGAATAATGAAAATGGCTGATATAGACTTAGCAACTAAAATATTAAACATTAAAAAGAAATTACAAGCAAGGGATAATGAGAGTATCAAATTGCAAACACAAATTGATATGACAGTTAAAACATTAAAGGAGAAATATAATTTAACTCCAGAAGAAGCAGAAACAGAATTAGAAAAGCTTGAAAAGAAAATCAAAGCAAATAAGGAAAAGATAAAAACAGGTATTACTAAGATAGAGGAATATTATGAACTTAACTGATCTTTCAAATAGAGTACAAAGAGAATTAGGTAAAAGGGATATGTTAAAAGAGCAGTTAGAGAAGGCAGAAAATGATCTAAGTACTCTTAAAAAACAAATGCGAAATATAGAAGCAGCACAATTAACAATTCAGGAAGTAGCAAAAAAGACCCAAGGAGAATTAGAATTTCATATTTCCGATATGGTGACTACTGCTCTTTATTCCGTATTTGATGATCCATATGAGTTTAAAATTAATTTTATTGTAAAAAATAACAGAACAGCAGCAGAGTTAAAATTAACTCGGAATGGTATGGAAGTTGATCCCAAGGATTCTGTTGGAGGTGGTGTGATGGATATTGCTGCTTTTGCTTTAAGAATTGCTTCCTGGAAGTTAAAAAACCCCCATAGTGCTAATACAATTATAATTGATGAACCATTTAAACATCTTAGCCGGGGAGATTATGAGGAAAAAGCAGCGGAAATAATTAAAATGCTAAGTGAAAAACTTAAGCTACAATTCATTTTAAGTACTCATAATGATAAAATAGAAAATATAGCTGATAAAATATTTAAGTTTAAATTAGTAAATGGTGTAAGTATTGTAAAAAATTAAATTATTTTTAAATAAATCGTAAAAGATTTGATTATGATTTTATAATATATAATAGGGGATAAAATGAATAAATATTATGCTGTAATCCAGGCAAGAGTTGGATCAACTCGCTTCCCGAATAAAGTAATGCATCCTATTTGTGAATATAAGACAGTAATAGAATTCTTAGTTAGAAGATTAAGGTATTCTAAAAGAATTAATAAAATAATTTTAGCAATTCCACATACATATGAAAATCATGTTTTAATAGATGAAGCAAATAGATTAGGCATTGATTGTGTAATAGGGGTAGAAGACAATTTAATAAAAAGAGTATTAGGTTGTTTTTATGCAAATTTAAACTCAAAAATGACTGATCATTATTTAAAAGATGTTTCATTTGATGAAAAATCTATTATGGTTGATATTACTTCGGATTGTCCTTTTGTTTGTCCTTATGAAATAGATTATGGCATAGAAGAATTTGAGAAGTATGAATGTGATTATGTATCTAATATTATTACTCGTAGCTGGCCGGATGGATTTGATTTTCAAATATATGATCCATTTTTATTGTATAATTTATTATATCCTGTTCAAATAGTAAGTGATGATCATATACAGCATACAGGCTGGAATATATTAAATTATAATACTCAGCTTACTCGTAGATATGGCAGAACATTAAAAATGATGAATATGGGAGCTGCTAATTGTTTGTTTTTTCATCCTGATTGGGGATTAACACTTGACACTAAAGAGGACTTACAAGTAATAGAAAAGATTCATAAGATTATTTCTAATATGCGAGGTGGAAATACTGATAATGATTATTGTGCAACTACCATTATACAAACTGTAAATCAATTTAAAAGTATTTTATCTGAAAATAAAGATATTAAAAGAAAGATGCCGGGGGTATAATTATGGAAAATAAAAAATATAATGTAGCAATTATTGGAGCAGGGAATATTGGAGCCCTTAAGGATGAAACGATTGATAATCCTAAAACACATAAGCCATTAACACATGCTCATGCAATTTATAATGATGATAGATTTAATTTAAATATTTTTATTGATTCTGATTGTGATAAAATATTTAATGCATGTGATAGATGGGAAAAAAATAAAATAAAACCAGTTGGATCTACAGATATAAGCAGGATTGATTCTTATACTCCTACTATAATAGTAATAGCAGCTAATACAAAGGCTCATTTTAACATTCTTATGCAAGATATAATGAATTTGAATAATCAGCCTGAACTTATAATTGTTGAAAAGCCTTTTTGTTGGACAAGTGGAGAAGCAGCACTTGTAAAAAGATTTTATGCTGAATCAGGTATAAAATTATTAGTTAATTATAATAGACGGTATAGTGAATCATACCAAAAGTTTTATACTGATTATATTAAAAATCAGGAAGTCCAGCAAGTAACTATTAGATACAATCGAGGCTTAAAACATGATGGTTGTCATGCTCTGGATATTATGAATTGGTGGTTCGGTCGATGCCTTGATATTTCTTTAAATAAAAGTATAGATCCTGTTTTAGATTATCCAGAAGGGGGAAGATCTTATAGTGTTTCTATGAAATATGAACACTGTCCATCTGTTGTTTTTATTCCGATGGATTATAAGAAATGTGGCATATTTGAAATGGATATAATTACTAAAAAAAATCGTCATATATTTGGTAATTATGGAGAATACATTATCAATATGGAAATAACAGAAAATAAAACATATGGACAAGCAAATAGTTTTAGTTGGGATATTAGAGATATACATGATGGTTATGATAAAGTTGATAAATATGCAACTCATTCAGCATTTCAAACAGATTTACATTATACATTAAAAAATCTATATGACAAGGCTTATGAATGCTTAACATCATCCAGGCAAGTAGATAATATTTGTACTGTTGATGATGCAATTAGAGTACATAATATCATAGAGCATGTTGATATGTTATATGATAAACAAACATGGTGAAATATTCTGTGATTACAGAATAAATATATAATAAGAAAGAAAGGAAGATAATTAGATGAAAAATCCATTTTATGATCAAAAAGGAGGAATAAAATACAAAAATATTTTTATTATTTTAGGGATTGTTATTTTCTTACTCCTTATCAATCCATTTTACATTGTACAATCAACAGAGAGGGGTTTATTATTCAATTGGGGAGCTATTGAAAATAAAGTAGTTTCACCAGGGTTAAATTTTAAAATTCCTTTTGTTCAGAATGTGCATAAGATTTCTATTTTGCCTATTGTCACTAAAGTTAATATTCCTGTTGGTGGTGATGGTGCAATTACAAAAGATAATCAAACAATTGGTACAGAAATAGTTGCATTTTATCGTTATGATGAATCACAACTTGTTAAAATGTATAGTTCTATTGGTGAAGAAAAAGCAAAGAATATAATTGAAACAGGGTTAAAAGAAGCTGTTAAATCAACAATTGGAACATATTCAATATTTACTATTGCTGAACGTCAAAAAGATATTGTTAAAGAAGCATTAGCAGCACTAAAAGCAAAAGTAAGTGAATATCCAATGACTATAACTGAAATACGAATTCTAAATTGGGATTGGTCAGATGAATATGATAAACAAATTGATTTAACTATGAAACGAGCACAGGAAGTAAAACAAAAAGAACAAGAACTAATTATAACACAAACTGAAACTCAGAAATTAGTAGCACAAGCAGAAGCAGAGAAGAAAGTTACAATTGCTAAAGCTGAAGGAGAATTTGCAGCTGCTAAATTGCAAGCTGATGCAAGAGCAGAACAAGGTAGAGGTGAAAAGGATTATAACAATGCTATAGCTGCTACTCTTAATATTCAAATTCGATTAAAAGAATTAGAAATTGAAATGATAAAGGCTAATGCATGGGATGGTCATTATGTACCTAATAATATGTATGGTCCTATTCCTATTTCACAAGGTGGAATACAAGGAAAATAATAATTAGTATTTAGCTGGTAATTGTAATGATTACCAGCTATTATTTTAATATAAGGAGATAAGCAATGGCAGAATTAGCAATTAAAGGTGGAAATAAAATAAGGGAAAAATATTTTCCTGGTCAATATAGTACTGTATTAGATGGTTATAATAAATATAATATTGGATGTAATTTATATACACTTGTTAATAATAGTGTATTTTCTCGTTACCGGGGAAATGCAACACATAATTTTTTTGGTGGTAAATGGGTTAAAGCAACAGAACAATTGTTAGGAGAAAAAGTACATTGTAATAATATATTATTAGTAAATAGTTGTACTTCTGCTTTATTTATTGCTTGTGCTGCAATTGGATTACAGCCAGGGGATGAAGTGATTGTCACTCCCTGGTCTATGTCGTGTTCTGCCACTATTCCTTTATTCTTTGGAGCAGTTCCGGTATTTGCTGATATCGAATATGATAGTTTTTGTCTCAGTCCTGATGATGTAGCAAGGAAAATAACAAATAAAACCAAAGCTATTATTGTGGTGGATCTCTTTGGTAATATTGCAGATTATGAAAGACTTAGACAATTAGCTAATAAATATAATTTATACATTATCGAAGATGCAGCACAGGCTATTGGTGCATATAAAAAAGATTATTTTGATGGAGGATATTTAGAAAAAGAAAAATATGCTGGAACATTTGGGGATATTGGTTGTTATAGTTTTACACAAGGCAAACATTTTACTTGTGGAGAAGGTGGAGCAATAGTCACTAATAATGAAGATTTATATAGAAAATGTGCTCTAATTAGAAATCATGCTGAAGCTGTTGTGCATGATTCTGCATTTGGTAATCTAACAGGTGACATTAGAATAGATGATGGATATACAATAAATGATCTTACTTTAGTTGGTGGTAATTTTCGCATGACAGAATTACAAGCCGTTGTGTTATATGAGATGTTATTAAAATGGGATGAAGTTATGTCCATCAGAAGAGACAATGTTAATAAATTAAAAGATATACAGAAAATAGTTCCTTATATTGAAGTAGCAAAGCCAAGAGTGAATGTTGAACATAGTTATTATACAATGCCTTTTTACTTTAAATTAGAAGATAATAAAGTAGATCGTAATAAATTCATTCAGGCAGTAAGAGCAGAGCTTAGCGAAGAAGAAGGTCGAATTGATAGAGGAATTCCCATTAGTACTGGATATATTACCCCATTATATATGATGCCTTTATTTTTTAATAATAGAAATATTGTGCTTGCTTCATATAAATATAAAAAAGGTTTATGCTCAGTGTGTGAGCATCTACAAAATAATGAATTCTTTCTAACACTTTATAATGGATTACCTTTGACTAATGATGATTGTAATGATATTGTTGAAGCATTCTACAAAGTATATAAAAATATTGATGAGTTGAGGGAATAAATAATGAAAATGAATCCTAAATATATTGCGGAAATTGGTAGTAATCATAATAACAAATTACAAAGAATAGAAAAACTTATTTATACAGCTAAGGAATTGGGGTTTTGGGCTGTTAAATTTCAATTGTTCAGAGCGGAATATCTTTATTGGTCTGGTGAAACAAATAAAATTCATAATGCAATTGATAATGAATTAGATCTTGATTTAGTTTATTATATAAAAGATATTTGTAATGATTGTAATATAAGGTTAATGTTTACTCCATTTGATTTAAATGCAATTAATTTTTTAAGAGACAAAACAGATTATTATAAAATAAGTTCTTTTGATATTTTAAGAGATTGTTTTATTACAGAAGCGTTTAATGCTAATATGAAAACATTATTTTTATCAACAGGACTAGCCACTGATACAGACATTAGAAAATGTATAAATTATATAAATCAGCATAAAGCAGTAGAAGAATCTGATGGACTTCTTAATATTTGTTTGATGCATTGTGTAAGTAAGTATCCAACAAAAAAGAAAGAAGCAAATATTCATGTTATACGTGATTTAATACAATCTTTTAGTTTATTTGTAAATCATTTTGGATATTCTGATCATACAGTCAATATTGATGTAATTAAAGCAGCTATTAAATTAGGTGCTGAATATATTGAGCTGCATTTTGATCTTGATGATAAAAAAGGAGCTGAATATAAATATGGTCATTGTTGGACTCCAAAGAAAATTAAAAAATTATTTAAGTTTAGTCATAATTTGAATTCACTTTTTATAAATAATCTTAATTATAATTATATAATAAATAATTTTGGAACAGCAAAACCATTAACTAAAGATGAGCTTGGACAAAGAGCAGATCCAAGCGATGGCTTAAGACCAATGCTCTATAAACGTGTTAAAAAATCATTATAGAATGATTTTAAATAAATATTTATTTTAAGGAGAAAACAAGATGTTTTTAAATGTGTTAGGAATCGCAGGATCAATTCTAATTATTCTTTTGGCTTTGTTTGGATTAGTTGTAATAATCGCAGCAGCTATCATGTATCTTAAGCCGGATCTATTTGCACCAAAGAAAAAAGAAAGAAAGCCCAGAAAACCAAGAGCAGTTAATAAAGGAGTTACCAAGGATAAAGTTGTGAGAAATGTAAAAGTTAAAGATGTAGAAAGTAAAAAACCAGGGAGAAAGCCTGGAAGAAAAGTAGTTAAAAAAGAAGTAGCATAAATAAATGAATTAGGCTGGTATGGCGAAATGCAGCTACCAGCCTTTTATTTAAGGGGATGTGGTGGAATTGGTATACACCAACTGATTCATATTAGTTGTATACATGTTATGCGGGTTCAAGTCCCGCCTTCCCCATAGGAGAAGATAATGAATTTAAATAAAGATCTTAATTTAATTGATAAATTGTTTTGGTTGAATAAGGAAGTACTAATTACAGGTGGTACTGGAACACTTGGCAAAGCATTAACTAAAAAGTTATTAAAGGAATATCCCATCAAGGGAATTAGAATTTATTCCCGTGATGAAGCTAAGCAGGATAACTTTAGATATGAACTCGAAAAGGAAAACTTACTAAATAAAGTAAGTTTTTTAATTGGTGATGTACGAGACAAAGAGCGTCTTGATATGGCCATGAAGAAAGTTAATATTGTTATTCATACCGCAGCCATGAAGCAAGTACCAGCTTGCGAATATAACCCAATTGAAGCAGTTAAGACTAATATAAATGGTGCTGTGAATGTGGTTAGTGCTGCTATAAATAATGGTGTGGAAAAGGTTATGAATATTGCCACTGATAAGGGAGTATACCCAATTAACTTTTATGGATGTACTAAAGCAGTGGCAGAAAAGCTTTTTACATTTGCTAATGTATACAGCCCTTTATTTACTAAGTTCTCTTCCTGTCGGTATGGTAATGTGCTTGGCTCCAGGGGTAGTATTATTCCTTTATTTAAGAAGCAATTTGAAGAGAAGGGTTATATTACTATTACACATAAAGACATGACAAGGTTCTGGATTAGCTTAAATAGAGTAGTCCAATTTGTACTTGATCGAATAGAAGAAGTACAAGGAGGGGAAATATTTGCCCCCATTATGAAAAGTATGTCTGTAATTGATTTAGCAAAGCTGATTGTTCCTAATACTAAAATAAATGTTATTGGTATTAGAGATGGTGAAAAACTTCATGAATATTTAATTAGTAAAGAAGAAATGGAAAGAACAGTAATACATAGTAATCAATCATATGATTATTTTGAAATTAGAAAATATGGAAGTGAAAAAATGGTGAATGCTTATAGCTCTGATATTGCTGTACAATATAATAATGAAGAAATGTTAAAATTATTGGAGGAATAAAATGGAATATGAATTAAAAGATTATGAAGTAAGAATAAATTTAAAAAATGAATTAGTTAAAATTGAAAAAGGAAGATGTATTTTGGATACAATTTTCATAGGTAATTTTTTATTTGAAGATTGTACAATATTTAGTAATTGTGGGTTTTATTCTTTTAAAGATAAATTAATTCAATTTAAACATTGTAGTAATTTTGTAAATTGTGCTTTCTTTAATACAGAACAATTTAATTTTATAAAAGATTATAAAATAGATATTATAATTAACTGTGATTTGGGGGAAACTAAAAATGATAGTGAAAGTTAATTTATCTAAAAAAGAAAATTACTATACACAAAGAAATAATGTAAATTATCCTTTTAGTTCTTGCGGTGTAACAAGTATGATAAATGCTTTATGTGCTTCTAATATTCCTTTTCCTATTCTAAAAAATAAACAACCAGAAGATTATTTAACTGAAATGTTAGAAAGTGATTTAGCTTATACTGTTGCAAAAACTAAGTATAATCTTTTAATTAAACAAGGTTATCCACCAAGACTTATACATGGTATGCTTGAATGGGCAGTAAATAGATTCGTAGGATACCAGGCTGATATATTCATCGAGCATACATCTATTCAAACTATGATCTTTAGTTTGTGGGTGAATAAGAATGCGTGTGTAGTGGATGGAAAGTTTACAAAAGATGGGCATATTGTTTGTGTCGTTGGTTTTACTTATGAGCACGGCATGAATGCAAATTGGGAGCCAAGATCATACAGTGATGTTTTGTTAAATAGAATTCAAAGCATTATTATTGATGATAGTTATGGCAATTACTTTGCTGGGTATACTGATCAGAGGGGTAATGATATTGAATTCGACTTAGAAACATTTAATAAATTAACTAATAGCTGTGGTAATGCTTATGATAAAAGAATGCATGTACTGAGGAGAGAATAGAATGAATAAGCTTAAAAAATTAAATTATAGTTTAGGAATATTATTTATTATTTTTGTTATTGCAATAATTATTTTTACTGTAAATACTGAAAAAGCATCTGCTAAACCATATCAAAATGAAAGATTAAATATTATATATGAGCAAGGTGATTTATGCATAATACAAGATAATAATACAGGAGTACAATATCTTCTTTATACCCGTTGGCAGCATGGTGCAGCTATAACTCCATTGTACAATAAACGAGGTTATATTTTAAAGGAGAATAATGAATGACATACCAATATGAGAATGATAAATATGGTCTTATTCCATTTACTGAATGGATGGCAGAAGAAAGTAATTATCAAAGCTGGTTTCATGATCGGGAAGTAACTAAATATAATTCACATGGTTTATTTCCTTATACAAAAACAAAAATGGATTCCTATTTAGCAGCCATCAATAATGAAACTAATGTTACTATGGCTATCTATGAGAAGCAACCAAAAGATGTATTTCATAATGATAAGCATATTGGTAATGTTAGTTTGCAATCTATTAACTGGATAAATAGAAGTGCGGAATTAGCAATCATTATCGGCAATAAAGAAAGTCAAGGAAAAGGTATTGGTACTCAGGCATGTGCAATTATGCTTTATCATGCATTTTTTAAATTGGGGTTGAACCGTGTATGGTCTGGAACATCATCACATAATGAAAGTATGAATAAAATATTTGATAAGCTTTATTTTAAAAAAGAAGGTGTATTTAAATATGCTATGTGGAATAATGGTATGTTTGTTGATATAAATTGTTATGCTATATTAAAATCTGAATTTGAAAATATTCCCATGAAAGATCAGATTTATTCTTTGGGGTGGAAGATATGATAGAACAAGGTAAAAAATATTTAGTGACTACTGATAATTGGTTCTACGGCCCGGATGGACAAAATTATAAAGCAGCATGGGGAAGATGTTATATAGGAAAGACAGCAGAGCAACTTGGTTTTACTCCATTACGTCCGAGTACTAATTGGTATTTATGTGTTGGTGTTGATGGTAAAGAAATAATAATTGCTGGTTGTCAAATACATTATGTTATACGATGTGAAGAAAGGCCAGTTGTAACAGTTACACCAGCAACATATAAACAAAAAGATACTAATATAGAATACATTTCAAATAATATTTATTATGCTGAATAAGAAGGTAATTTAAATGGATTATGATCATTGTTTATTAAAAGAATGCCAGCATTATTTAAGTAGAATTATAGATTCACATATTTGTAAAAAATATAAATTTATTTTAGCTAAGCTTAAGAATAATAAAATATTAAAATGTAAGCCTTGTATCAATTGTAGAAGTGAGGAAAATAAAAATGGATAATTATGAATTTAAAATAATTGATAAAGAAATAAGACAAGCAGAAAGAATAAACCAAATATCAGATATAAGAATAAAAAATAATAGATGTTGGATGCATTTATTACGAATTGCTTGGCAATATGCTCCACAGGAAGCAGCAAAAATACTTAAAGAGATACAAGAAAATGATAAAGCAATAAATGAAATAACTAAGGAGATGTGTGATGAAGAATTACCTCGAAGCTAATTTAAATGCTTTGAAAAAAGTAAACACAATTTTAGCTGATATGATAGAAAAGGATACTAATCATTATCCTTTTTTAGATATTAAGCATAATGAGGATTTTTCTAATTTATTTATTAAAACAAATAATCGAGTCAATAGTGCTTATGGTATAGAAAATCAAATAACAAGTATACAAGAACAAGCAAAAAAAATACAAATGCATAATGATAGTGGTACTGTTTTAATTGGTATGGGTTTAGGTCATTTTGTAGCTGATCTTTGTGATGAAAAAGAAGAGAAGCATATTTTAATTGTTGTAGAAACTATTCCTTATTTAATTAAAGAAGCATTCACTCTTTATGATTTTAGTAAATACATTAAAAATGGTACACTTTTAATTTCATGCCCTGACAAAATAGAATTTCAAATGGTTATGGGCATGATTGAATCTAATTGTGTAGTGAAAGAATGGAATATTATTTCAGAGCCTTATACTATGCTTTTGCCAGAATGTTATTCTGAACTTACTATCTATGTCAGTGATTTAATCAACCAGATTCGATGTAACACTGGTACAGTAATGGGTAATGGAAAACTAATTGCTCAAAATGATATTAAAAATCTGCCTTATATTCTTTCTTCCTGGGGAATAGATGAATTAAAAGAAATGTTTAAGGATCGGCCTGCAGTGATAGTTAGTACTGGGCCTTCCCTTAGAAAAAACATTCATTGTTTGAAACAACATCGGGATAGAATAATTATTATCTGTGTGGCACAGGCATTAAGAATTTTATTGTCTTATGATATAGTTCCTGACTTTGCTTGCACTGTAGATTTTGGAGAAGTGAACTATGAACATTTTAAAGGTCTTATGGATTGTGGTGTTCCTCTTATAGCATTAAACAGATGTTATTATAAGATCCTGCAAGAATGGAAAGGACAAAAGATAATTGTAACCTCTCCAGCTAATCCACTAATAAAAAATATTTCTTCTTTTTTGGGTGATTATGGCTATGTAGAACAAGGTGGTAGTGTTAGTCATATGGCTGTTGGTTCTGCTATTAAGATGGGATGTAATCCAATTATTTTAATTGGTCAAGACTTAGCGTATGAAAATAATCTTAGTCATAATCCTAATGCTGATGCCAGTGGTACAGTTAATATTTCTGATGATGGTCTTATCAAGTGGAATGTTGATGATCCAAATAGTATTTTGAAAAATCAAGATTGTATTATGGGTATAGTTCAAGAAGTTCCCGGCTACTTGGAAAATAGTGTTAAGACAAATATTGGTTTACTTTCTTTTATTACATCATTTGAACATATCTTTAAGCGCTATGATAAAATTACTTTTATTAACAGCACTGAAGGTGGAGCAGACATTAAGGGAGCAAAGAATATTACTTTAAGAGATGCTCTTAGAAAATATACTCCTTATGCTTTATTTAAAACTAAACTTATTAAGCTTATGGATAGTGAACCTGATGTCATGGAGAGATGCAAACAAGTAAAGGAATTACTTACAAATGATATAAAGGAATTAGAGGATATTATCATTTATAGTAATAGTGCTTTGACATATACCAATTTAGCCATTAAGTTTTTTAATGCTAAAAGAAAGCTTAGAAAATATTTAGATTTAAACTCGGAAGAATCTAACAAGGCTCATGAATTAGCAAAGAAGAATGATTTATTATCCATTGCAATTTATTATGCAAGTAGAGAAATCTATGCAAAGGAGTTATTTGTTGATGGTGCTTATGCTCATATTAGTAAAGATAAAAAAGACTTTTTAACTCGCGTTGATCGTAATAAACTAATTCTTAATGCTGCAATTAAAGAATCAACTGAATTACTTAAGCTTTACAAATTAGCTAAGGAAATCACTACGACAATTGAAGAGTATTATATATGTGGGGGTGATGATAATTATGTACTTAGAAATATGGTGATTGAAGATTATCATATTGTTGGTGTAAAAGAAGAATTAAATAAAAAAACAGAACTTTCTTATAACTTAGATCAGGCTGAAGAGTATTTTAACAAGGGTAATTTCTCTTATCCCTTTCTCGAAGCAAATAAAGCATTAGATTATTTTAAGAAAAATAAAGTTGATTATAAAAAAGAAATAGATAAGGTAAAATATATTTTACATAAAGCCATTATGATGCGTAAAGATACTATAGATGAAGCAGAGAAATTATTTGTTAATTCTAAGATCCGGGAAAGGCTTATTGTAAAAGAACTGATTGAAAAATCAATTAAGCTTAGTAAAGAAGCAATTAAATTAAGTGATGAAAAATTAAAACAAGATGAATTTCAAAAGGCTATGAATTTAATTAAAGAAGCACATAAACTAATGCCTGAGAATGAGCTTGTTTTATGGGGTCTGGCAACAATTAACTTCTTTTTAAAGAACATAGATGATTCAATTAAATGGTATAATCTTCTTATCACAAAGTATCCTGTTAATTATCGATATCAATATGAGTATGGTAATGTATTACTTAATGTGGAACCAGAAAAAGGTATTCAGGAAATATTAAGTGTAATGAATAAAACAAATCAATTTGATCATTTCTTTAAACATATTGGTAAGTTTTATTATCTTAAAAGTGACTTTGAGAAAGCAGCTTTGTATTATGAGCAATATATAGACAAGTTCCCAGCTGATTACGAAGTGTTAAAGACATTAGCTGATTGTTACCAGCAATTAACAAATTATAAAGTATATAAAATAATGGTTGATAAATATAAAAACCTTACTGGAGAAAATATTGATAATTACTGGTGGAGAAATGCACTTGGAGAAATTGGGAAAGATTTAATAGAAAAGGAGAATGCATAAATGGCTACAATAAAGGAATGTGATCGTTGTGGATATCAGCAAAAGGAAGCAACTGATTATAGAAAAGTAAACCCTGTACAACTTGAATTACATAGTAGTCTTCATGATGATCTTTATATAAAAAAAGATTTATGTACAAATTGCACAGATGAATTAAAAAAGTTTATGAATGAAAGATTACCACAAGAGCTAAAAGGATAATAAAGAAGCCAGCTTAAATGCTGGCTTTTAATTTAAATATACATGTTGTCTTTTATCTCCACGTATATAAATACCTGTTGTAATTGTATATCCGAATTTAGTAGCATGTAAGCAGGGAATAAATAATGTTCTTGCCATTAAATTCACATAATTTTTAGTGTGCATATGCATTTATTTTACTCCTTTGTATATGGTATTCCATTTTTCTAATTTCAATTTTTAAATGCTGATTGGGTTTTCCCATACTACAGGATGGATCTTCTTTTTGTTTTGGTGTATTAGCAATGCATGGAAAAGGACAATCAAAGTTTTTTCTTTCACATTCTGCACAAACAACTACAAGCTCATTATCAAAAAAATAACTAATCATGATTTATTCCTTTCAATCCGGTTTAGCTGTGATTAATGCAAAAAACAGCTTTTAAAGCTTTTTTGCTTTTTTCTTCAATTTGATTTCTAGCGATTTTTGCCATGCTTATAAATGCGGGCTTATTATAGTAATAGCATTCAGGTTTTAACCCATCAGATTTAAAGCGTCCTAATTCACCGGTTTTGACAGCGTCATTCAATGCTTTTCTAACATCACGCGGCAGGCTGTTTGATATAATTTTTACTCTGGCAGCAATAACTAATTCAACGTTAGCGCGGGCGGTAGTTAATTCTCCTAATGATAATTTGTCAGTAATTCTTCTAACACAATAAAAATAATTTTCGTTATTTGCTAATCTGTCTATTAACATAATACTCCTTTCAATACGGTTAAGCGGTTTATTCTTTTCCTAAAAGATTGCCTAATGCACTTTTGGCCGATGTCCCTTTATGCGTATTCCAATATAAAGGGTTATCATACGCAGATAAGGCATCTTCTGTTGACATAAAAATTAACACATGATTATTGTACATTTGGAGATGATCTTCGCAGTCATCGATTGTTAATAGATCGCTGTCTGGATATGTAGCAACCATTTTATTGATAAAATCTTTTTCGTCCTTTGCTGTCCAAGATATAACTGGTGTTTGGTGTGATATTTCTATAATATAAATCATTTCTCTTTCCTCCCCGTTAACCTGCCTCGTCAGTACCGGACGGTCAGCCCCGGTAGACGCCCTGGCTGGGCGTTTCGGCTTATTGTTCAAACCCCATATAATCAGCCCATTTTTTTAAAATTTCTTCTGGGATGCGATCTTTATTGTTACTAATAAAATCATATGCTTGTCCGTCAGATTTAGGGTCATTAAATAGCCAGCCTGTTGCTGGGTTATATGATGCAATTTCCCAAGTAGTAGAGGTATAACTATAATCAATAACAACTTTTTCACCGTTTTCATCATACTCAAATTCTGCCCAGGTCTCAACATCAGCGCAGGCCAAAGCATCATCAAAAGCCTGTCGCATTGCATCGCGATAATATTGATCAGTGGCGCCATTGTCTAAATAATTATGAGACCAAAATAAAAAATCATTAATATAAATCTGTAAAACAGTCATTCCGCCGGTTGTTTCGCCGACTATTTTTGCTTCGTAGTTTTTTATAATTAAACAGTCCTCAATATTGATATCTCCGTTTGTCCACTGTTGATAAATTTCGTCATGAGCCTGTTGGCGCAGGACATCGAGGTCTATGTCGCTATAGTCCTCTGTTACGTCACCAATTACCTCGGATGTGTACAGTATCCAGCTAACGCTATCAGGAGCGAGTTCCGCAAATCGTTTTGTTACCATATCGCTTAGTTTACGTTCGACTGCTTTGTTGTCATAAGCTGAGTCTATTTCTCCCCAGCTGCTTTTTAAGTTTTCATCGCTCCACTCAGAGCCTCTTGTTATAGTTGTTGTTGTCATGGTCTTACCTCCTAATGTTTTGCATGTTTAATCATGCTGATAATATGATTATGGTCTAAAATGTAAAAAATGTAAAGTAGTTAATTAAAATATTTTCATATTTTTTACAAATATTTTAATTATTTTCACTAATTTTAAGTAAAAGTACTACACAGATGAATAGGGGTCTTAAAAATAGAGCTTAAACTTGAGCTAAAACCGGGTAAGAAGGGGGTAAAAACGAACGTTTATAGCCATGGTAGAGTAAAACTACCTTTTAGGCTATAAACGTCAATTTAAACGATTTTTAACTAATTTATTAAGAGGATAAAAGATGAAATTTTAATCCCATTTGTTATCAGCTGAAACCGGAGTACTGTATTTATTTGTAATGCTTGCATCATCTGTATCAACATAGTTATTAAAAGTGTTATCATTATCATTTGGGTAAGATGCTGCAATATAAGAACAAGTATAAAATCCTACAGCAACTCCACCTCCACCATTAGTTGTAGTATCTAATGTATAACAGGAACTCACGTATGTACATGATGCTATTGCAAAAGCGCTTTTTCCTGCTACTCCTCCTGTATGTGCAGTAGATTCTACTCTACATCCAGATATTTGGTGACATGCATATATACCATAAGCATCATCTGTTGTACTAATAATATTTAAAGTTCTACATGATGTTAGGCCGTTACAATTTTGAAATCCATATGCTAATCCATCAGTGGTAAATGAAGCATAACAACTTGATACATCGTCACAATCATAAAATCCACAATTACCAATACCTCCAATAGTTAGCATTGTTTCAACTGTACAGGCTACTATATAATCACATTGATATAATCCATATCCTGTTAATGTTGTAGATGTTATACCATTAACTTTTATATTTGTTAAATAATTACTTTGATATGCACCAACTCCTATAGTTGTACTACCCGTAATTGAACTTATATTTACATTTGTACATCTATGTGTTTTATATAATCCATATCCAACAGATCCTGATATATATTCAATATTAGCATTATTTATTCTTTCACATTCATACATACCATAAGAAATTGTTACATTTAATAAATTCCATACATTACAATTAATTAAATTAGCACAATTATTATATCCACTTAGTAATGTAGATGCGATAGTACCAGTTAATGTATCCACATAAGAATTCATAATATTTTTACATAAATAAAACCCATTACTATTTCCTGCATTATTAGATTGATTGACTATAGAACAAGCATCATATGAGCTTGTATCATTATGAGCAGCTGTAGCACTTCCTTGAAATCCATTTATAGAAGTAGAAGAAAATCTATTTGTGCTTTTACAATTATAAAATCTAACATGTGGTGCATTAAGTTGAAAAGATTTTGTTACTGCACCAACAGTATTATCGCCTTTTATCCAAATATTTTTTAAATATGCATTATCTGTATTAACATTTAAATAAAAAGCTGTATTTGTACAAGCAATATAAGTACCAGCTTCAAATTCTATATGATTACATTCATTAGTATCTAAATATCCCCAACTATCACCACCACTTAGCCATGTAGTACAATTATATCCACCAATAATCTGTTTAACAAAAATACTTTTATATTGTGTTTTTATTTGATAATGATTTGCTCCAATTCTTTCAATCATAGAATTAAATACAACTTGTGATGCAATTACTAAGTCATGTGGTTTACCAAGCACTTGTAACGCTTCCCATAATTGAGTTCTGGTATCAGTGTCTTTCGTAAGTACTGTAAGTCCGGCATTTTCAATTACATTAGTAATTTCTTTCATGAGTGTTTGCATAAATGCAGCATTTATTTTAGTTCCTGGTGGACCATCTTTAAAAGCATAATTACCATTAGCATCAATATCCATGTCAGATGATTCTATGTAATGCATATTATTTTCCTTTCATCAACCAACATAAATATTAAACTCCTCTAATTGCCCATTCTGGTTTAAATCTAAATTTTCCAATTGCTGTTCCACCATCATCAGACCGTTCAGGATAACCAATAACTAATACGCTGTTAGTTGTCTGTGTTGTAGTAATGCTTCCAGCAACTCCCGATGCTAAATAAATAGGTCTACCAATAAAACCTGATAGAGTGGCAGACCATGCGGAATAATAAACAACCCCTTCACGTAACATAATACAGTTACTTGCACCTGATACATAACTATCCATAGGCATGGCAAGCACACCAGTTTTAGTTGATAAAGCAACATCTGCTTTTTTCCATTCTCCACTTGCTGTTAAATAACAAATGTTAAATGCGGAAACATCAGATCCTACAATCTGACTATAATCTTTCCATCCTTTAGCATAAGCATCGGTTGTTACTTTTCTTACTTCTGGTTTTTTCCAAAAATCTCCCGGATTTCCGAATTCTTCTTCCATAAGAGTTACTAAAAAATCTCTCAAGTCCTGTGGACTAATTTCCCCTGTCACATTATCAGCAAACAATGCTAATAGTGCTGCTCTTGTTCTTTGTACATCGGCCATCTTATTTATCTCCTCTTCTTATAATATACATATTAAACTGGTCTTTTAAAACCTGTATTAAATCCATGATAATTTATTCCACCACCGGAATGCCTATCAAACCCTAAATTAAATCCATGATGAAATCCACCAATATAATTTATACCATCATAATCATAAGCATTTGAAAATCCATTATTAAATCCACGTCCAAAACTATGATTACTCCAACTATTATCATAATGGGGAATACTTTTAAACCCTTTATTAAATCCTCTACTAAATGAAGCATTAACAAAATCAAATAATACTTTTGTATGTGCTGGTTTTACTTTGTTAATATTATAAATAAGTTTACTAATATTAACTTGCTTGCTGTTAGTTATATAATCTAAGTCAATATTAACTTTCCAATAAAATAAATTAAAATAATCACCAACACTATCTCCAATCTCCATTACTCCAACAATAGCGGGTGAAAATGTTTCTATAGTTACTGTATAACCTAATGCTAAAGCAATTTGAATATAATAATTCTGATCCTGTCTTCCTACTTGAATGAGTTTTGCATTTATTTCTTTTCTTCTACCTTCTATAGTATTAGCTAATTGATTACTATTTTCAGGTAAAGCAAAGTCAGATTCCCATTCCTCGAGGAGTTCAGTGATTTTACTTGTATATGATTCATTTACTAAATCATCTATTCTTTGATCTATTCGTGAAAATTCTAATGCATATCCTTTCAATTCTTTATAAGTTTTACTTAATAAAGAACGTGTCCAGAAATTCCATTTAGATGATGGAAATAAACTTAATAATAGTTTTGCAAATTCATCTTTATTTCTTGCCATTTTTAATAATCCTGAAAGGTGATATCACCTAAAGCATGCACTTGATTAACTGAAGCTGTTTCATCATCTACAGGGTTAATTATTTTGTGTCTTATTTCTCCTGTTGCTGATGATATAGCCTCATTCATTTGTGACAAAGCAATTGTTTGTTCTGGTCCACCATATGTCTTAAATAAATCAATTAATGTATTTCTTATATTTGTTTGTACTGTTGCTGTATTTGGTTGTAATTTAATAGTCATGTTAACAGTTTTAAATGTTAATGGTATCATATATAGTCCAGCTGTATTAACTGGCATACCTGTTTCTATATTTGTATTTGGATCATTATGATAAATTACATATGCTTTTAATGCGTCAAGCTCTGCTTGAGATGGTAAAATTACACTATCATTATCTTTAACAAATGTAAGTCCAATTGTTCCAGTTCCTTGATAATGTTCTATTGCCCAGGCTCGTGTAATACCAGAATATTCTAATGCCCAATTTATATAATCAAATAAAGCCCCACCATGTGGAGCATTTCTTTTTCTATTTAATAATTGTAATCTATATTCTTCAACTTCTTTAATATTAGCTCCACCTGTTATGGCATTAGCATCAACTGTGACTGTACTATTTATTCCAGGTATAGGACTAATAAAACTTAAAACAGTTCCAGCATCTTCATTATAATCTACTCCAACATTTTCAGCTGTAAATTCTATATTCGCTGTTCCTCCTACTAATATTGTTGATTCATTAACAATATAAATATTTCCTGTTACACTTTGTAATCTTCTACCACTATCAACTATAAGCCCGGTAGTTCCAGTTACTATGGCAGATCCTATTGCTTTAGTTCCTTTATTGCGAGGAATTCCATATTCAGCACCATGTTTTTCTAAGTGCTCTTCATCTGCGGTCAAAATAAATAATTGATCTTTGGCATTTTGTATTGCTCCATATTCTCCATGAGCAACTCCAGCATATACTTTACCCTGTATTTTAATAATACTATGTCTTAATAATGATTCACCTATTCCGGTAAGTTCTGCAAGTAGATCTGCTTGAATACGTGAATTTATTTCTCTAAGTGTTGGCCTATCAAATGGCATTATACATACTCCATTATGTCATGATTATTATATTAAGTTGATTTTCCCATAAGTTTTTAAACTTATAAGAAACAAGTTGCCCATTACTATAATGAGCATCTATTTGAAAATTAAGTCTTTGATTATATGGATCACCACTTTTCTCAGTTAATACTGTAAATGATTGCCATATACCATCATCTACCTACC